TGGCTTGCCAGTCATAGGTAAGCGACCCACCGTCCTCGAATAGCCAGCGCTGGACATGGTCGCGGTCATCCGGCGCCGGGGCGGCACCACCGTACAGCCCCGGCAGGAATGTGCCCTGGCTTACATCGCCGCTGGTACTGATCAGCACGCCCTGCTCATGCATGCCAGGGGCAAGCCAGTGCCGCGCACCAGGTGCGGCACCCAGGCTATGCCAGCGCACCCAGGCGCTGGTCCACTCACCATCCGAAACCCGGCACACCGGCGGATCGGCAGCGAGATCGAGCGCCACGACCCGGCATTTTCGGATCATGCCGGCAATCATCCGGTCATGCTCAGCCAGCGGATAGCTCATGCCGTTCTTCCTCACCGTGCGTCAGAACCAGCGCGCTGGGCGAATCATCGTCCCAAACCCACTGAGTGGTTCCCAAGTAAATGGTCTGCCGCCACTGGACCGCCCACGCGGTGCATTCCGCCAGTTCGGGAATAGGCGCGGTAGGACCGGCGAACACATCGGAAACGGGCATGACGAAATCCTGCCCCCATTGCTGGTAATTCAGCAGCCCCACCAACTTGGTAGCCAGAATTGCCGCCTGTATGGGTGCCTGGTGCCGGGCAGCCTCAACCAGAATGCAGGCCTCGAACGTTGCCACGACGCACACACGGCCGTCGCCGGGGTCATCCCCTGGCTGCAGGTTCGTCATGGCGTACATCAGCATGGGCAGTGGCAGGCCGTCCTCGAGCACGGGGCAGGCCTCCACATGCTGCAGCTGCGGAATGCCTTCCTTGATGGTGGCGGTAATCGCCTCATGCAGCCGCGTCAGCTCGCTATCGGATGTCTGCTGTTCGCTCACGCTCAACCCCCAACACCAAGTTCACCATGCCATCACCAAGCGGCTCCGGCCGGATCACCCGGTAACGTCCGCCGCCCTGATCGGCCGGCAGGTCCATGGTCAGAATCGAGCCCTTGGGCAAGCGCGCTGCCTCTGCAGCCAGCACACAAAACCGGGGCTCCCCCACAGCGGCAGCATCCACCGACGTTGACAGGCCTTTTCCGCTCCGGCCCTGCACCTGGGAATCTATGAATGGGTTCTCGAAGGTACCCATGACAGTGCTGTCATCCGCCAGAAACGCGCGGTCACCCACGCGCCTCAGTACCCGCTGACTGAGCATCGCCGCCCGCTCGCGAAAGCTCGAACGCACCATTACTGCACGATCAGCACGGAAGCGGCGCCGTTGACCACATCGCTGGTCAGCTTGCCAAACGGCTTGGCATTGGCCGTTTCCGGCGGCACCAGCTGGCCGTCCAGCACACTGACCTTGCTGCCAGCCTTCATGCCGGCCGCCGCAGGTGCATCCCATTCGCCAGAAGTGTGATAGGTGATCGCCGCGCCCTTGGAGCCGCTTTGCAGCGGCATCACGGCCAAATCACCGATCACCTGAGGGATACCTGCCACCGACCCGCCAGTCGGTGCCGGCAGGGTCACGGTTTTGCCATTGCTCACATAGTTGGTGCTCATTTGATTCTCCTGCTCCAGAAACAACAAACCCCGCAAAGGCGGGGTGTTATGGGTAACGCGCGGGGTTAGTTCGCGCCGGTCGACTTGTTCATGCCACGGGCATCAACCGCCGACACGCCGGCATCGATCCGCACTTTGGTGGCCATGCCGTCGCTGGTGAAACCTTCTTGAGTTTCAAAGTACGGCTTGTCCACGCCGTCCAGGTAAGCCACTTCGATGGTGTCCGATCCTTTCTTGGCCACCTGGTAGTGCGCGGTCGACGACGCGGCATCCAAACGCGGCTCGGCAATGACCTTGGCAAAGTTGCGAATCGGGTTGTCGATACCCGAGTTGGCATCAGCACCCGGCACCGAGGCCGAACCAATGATCTGCTTGGCCTTGTCTTCCAGGGCCACTGGGCACAGTACAAAGGCTGGCTGAATGTTCAGCGGTCGTGGCTTGGCGCCTTTGGCGACAGCGGCCTGCTGCAGGCGCATGGCCGTCTTGGCCGCGCTCAGAGAGTCCAGCGACAGCTTGGAACCAGCCGTGAACAGGTTGTTACGCGACGCATCGAACAGCTTTTTGCCATCCTTCATCGTCGGGTTATCGGTCAGGATGGAGTAAACCAAATCACCGATAGTTGCCCGCGCAGCCTCACCCATCAGGGCTGGGATACGGGTCAGTGCGTCAAGATCATCGTTGATGATCGCCTGACGGTTGATGCTGAAAATCTCACCATAGGTGGCCAGCTGGATGGTTTCGCCGCTGTCCGTCAGGGTGATGTGCTTGTACTCAGCACCCGGCCGCACTTCGCGCAGCGACGAGAACTGACCCAGACCTACGCGGTTGGCCACCTTGAAGTCACTCAGACGGCCCGGCTTAGTCCACAGGTGATAGGTTTCTTCGGCGCCGTCCCAGCCTGCCAGCAGCGCCTTATAGGCGGCGTCCATCAAGATGCTGCCAAAGTCGCTGGAGCTGTGCGTGAAGGCCAAGCCAACCATATTCATGACGTTCAAGGAGGCCACGCCAATGCCGCGCCCATCCAGCGAGGCGCGGGCCAGCTCGCGCAGTGTCATGTTGTTATAGCGGTTGTCGGCCTCTACCTCGCCCAGGCCGGCACGGGCAAACAGCGAAGCCCGCACCGAGTCGCCCACGATATTGCCGTTGCCGACATGTCCAGGGTGGAGAATCACGCCGGTGGGGGTTGTCCCCTGGCCGATGGCGGCCAGCAGTTTGGCGTTGGCCTGCTCGACGGTGCACCCCGTATCGTTCAGGCAGGTATCACGCAGGGTTTCATGACCGCTGAATGGCGCAAACGAGGCCATGATGGTGGTACGGCGCTGGCCGTCTGCAGCCAAGGCCCGCGCCACGATCTGCTCAGCAGTTTCGGTCGGGTTGGGCGGGATAACTACCGCCGCAGCCGGCGGGGTGACTGGAGCCGACCCCTGCGGGACGAACAGTTGCTTTGCTGCTGGGGGCATATTGATAAAGTCCTTGTAACGGTTGGAAGTGATTTGCCCGAACCCCTCGACGGGTTCGAGAATTACGTCAGCGAAGCCCAGCGCGACCGCCTCGGCAGCAGTCATCCACGTTTCAGCGGCCAACAGCTTGTCGATTTCTTCGGCGGTCTTGCCGGTCTTGTCGGTGTAAGCCGCCATCATGCTGGCCTCGAACATGTCGAGCTGGTCGGCATAGTTGCGCATGGCCTCGGCGTTACCGCCTTGGATGCCCCACGGCTTGTGAATCATGAGGATGGCGTTAGCGGGCATCCTGACCTCGTCACAGGCCATCAGCACCACACTGCCCATGCTGGCCGCCAGGCCCAGCACCGTGCCGACTTTGCGGGCCTTGTGATGCTTGAGTAGGTTGTAAATGGCCATGCCCTCGAACACGGCCCCACCCGGCGAGTTGATACGCAGGTTGATCTGCGAAACGTCACCGAGCGCGCGCAGGTCGTTGGCGAACTGCTGCGCGGTCACGCCCTCGGTGCCGATATCCCCGAACAGGTCCAGGTCCACACTGCCGGACTGGGTGCCGGCACGCATGGCGTACCAGCTATTCGTCGTTGCCCCTACCGCCCCCTGCGGGCTCATCCACATCGGCGGGCTCTTTGTTGCCATTGGTTGGTTCATTTCCTTGCTTCACCCCATAGGTCAGGTGGTAGTAATCCGAGCTGAATACCAGCCCGTCCTCTCGGTTTTTGTCGATTTCCGCTTTGCGGGACGCCTTGAGTTCCGAGGGGTTGCGCTGACGAGAGCGAGCCACTTCGGCCTCGTCGGCAAATCCAGCCTTGACCAGCAGTTCCCACGCGGTCGCTTCATGCACTGGGTTGATCCAGGGCATAACCGGGCCTTGGTAAAAGGCGCCGTAGAGCGTCAGCGGGTTAACGTCAGGCGGCAGCTTGATATGGCCGCTCATCACCGCGATTCGCAGCCAGGCGCGATAAACCGGACGACACCAGTAGTCGATGAATTCGTGCTGCAGCAGGTCGTAGCCCAACTGCCCCTCGACCAGCTCCTGACGTTGCGCCGAATAGGTGCCGTCGTAACTGCGGGCCACGCTGGAGTAGGTGCTGCGCGCACCGGCGGCAATCGCCTTGAGCTGGCCATTGCGGAACCCCTCAAGGAACGGGTTCGGCCGGTTGCTTTCAACCGTACCCACTTCCTCGCCGGGCAGCAGGTTGTCGAACACCATGCCCGGCGCGAAGTTGAACGAGCGTTGCGCCTGCTGCTGACCCCTGCCAGGCATCACGAAGTCATCCGGGGTGCCCTTTTTGATGTACATGACCAGCGCGGCACTGATCCGCGCGGCCACCCGCTCGCTTTCCTCGTA